GTCGATTCGATGTGCCTCGCGACCTGCAGATAAAATAATAAATAAAAATTATTCGCAGTGTCAACAAGACTACACGTCGACTCCGGGTTGTCCGCTGTCAGAGCATGCAGATAGATGGGCGTTACATCAACCCCTCTATACGCATCAATGCCACAAGACTCTCTGAAAAATCCTTTAGAGAAAGTCTTTTCCGCATTGACCTTGAAGTCAAGGACGTTCAAGGTCTCTTCGAGCAGGTTCCGACAGTCAGTGGGGACAATGATGTCGTCCCCAAAGACGGCCACCTCTCCCTCGAGCTTTTTGAGCTCTTTGAGAAAGTCATCCTTCTTCAGCGTTGGGCTTACGCCCCGTGTTACCAACACGGTTGCTAGGGCCACGCCTAAAAAGATGAGATTCTCCACGGGAAAGGTACAGGCGCTACCCATTGTGCTGAACTTGTTGAGTTCAACGTACTCTGGCAAGTCCTTATCAAGGGACTGCTTGAGTAAATGGGTACGTGACGCACGTAGGGCATCTAACAGGTCCAGATTGGTCCTGAAGAACTGACCTACGACGTGGCACGAAACTCGGTCACTCGCAGACGAGAGGTCCACGGTGCACAAGTTGCCGTGACGAGACCCTTCGCGACACAGACTCTGATTCAAACCTTGGTCACCGAAGCGACAAAAGTCCGAAAGCCACGTTAACGTGGTACGAGTCCTCAGATAGCGCCAAATATTTTGTTGGCACCACTGATGTTCGCTAGGCTCCGCGGCGATAAGCCGGGGCTTTTCGTAGGTCTTCGGTACAGCCACTAACCTCGAGAAAGGAGTGTAATTATCACTCGATCCTAAGGAAAATGTCGAACCAGCCCAGCTGCTTAGATTATGGAAACCATAATCGGCAACGGGGAACACGGATTCTAAGCGATCACTCCAACCGTACCAAGCGTACTTGTTGGAGGGTCCAGATCGCTGAGAAATCGCTCCTGGGCCATGTCTGAAGTTCCAAGCAGCGGGCCTATACAGCCCAAGTGCGGAACACACCTCGCTAGATACACGATCTAGCATGGCGAGAACGATAGGCACGGACTCTTGCGAGCCTTGCACTACAACCTTCTGGTGATACCAACGACTCCGGTTAAACCCGGTGTAGGTCAGTTTCGCCATACAAGAAGCAGGCGCGTCCTCCGACCAGAATCTTTCTGGTTTGGGGAGAACCGTGTCTTCCTCGACAAGTTTGCGAACAGATGCTCGCAGCGCTGTCTCGGAGAACGACAGAGGCAACTTTTTGCACAGATATAAAATCTGACGCAAAAAGATGATCGCCTCTGCACTGTAATCGTCCTTCAGACAACCGTCATCCCGAAAGATAAGCTTATACAAGCCTCCCAAAAACTTGGGAGCCTGTTCCCCTTTCGACCTTCCCATCAAGGGCAAATCGCTAGGAGTAAGCTTCTCTTCTGCAAGGCACCTATCAAGATGCTTGCCGATTAACGGAAGATCCACAACAAAAGTTGGGATACCGCGCGAACGCGCGGCACGGCGAAGGGTCTCGAGATCCCTCTCGAGGTCTACCTTCAATTGCGGAACTGCGTATTTGATGTCTTCGAAAAGAGCATCGTATACGCGAACGATTGCC